ACCTGGGCTTTTAAAAAAGTCGGAAAGAATCACAATCACTCACCACTTTCTCGATGGTTCGACAATTTTTCTTCTCATCGGATGATTTCTTCTCCATTTATCCAGCGATTGATTACCTCGAGACGAATTGCAGGACGAATGAGCAGGACGAAGATTATCCAGCGAATCATCACCACCACGCGAACGAGGAATCAGATGGTCAGCGGTTGTTGCTCCAGGTCTTCCACACAGATGACACACGTCGCCATAGCGTGCGAGCGTCGCCTCGGTCATGCGCCGCGCATGCCTCCCGTTCCACCCCGCCACTACCCTCGCACCCCTGCCCCTACCGGGCGGGTACCCGCCAGCCGGGCACGCCGGGGTAGCCGGGCTAGGTCCCCACGGCTCCAGGGCCGGTACCGGTTAATCCACTCCCACGCCGCCTCAGGGTCCCAATCACCTGACAGCCCATCAGTTGCACGCCTCAGGTCACCCCCAGCCGCTACAGCCCGCCATATAGCCATCTGCCAGCTCGGTGGCCTATCGCCTCGCGTCACTGCAACGCCAGCCCGTATGACACCCGTAGGGCGCTCTACCAGACAATCAGCGGCACACATTGAAAGCAGGGGACAATCCTCGCACAGAGACACTGCCATGAGCTGAGATACAGACCTCGGGATCCGTTGAGGAAGACCGCCCCACCATGAGCCGACGCCCTCCACATCCCAGTCAACCGGGCGACCATACCTCACACACTGAGCCTGTTCATACCTCTCAGCAATATCTTGCAGGTTCATCTTTGGTGCTGTCATTGGTCTACTCCTAGCTACAGGTTGACGGGGGCTAAGGTGCCCATTAATAGGAATCCCCTAAGGGGAATTATTTTCTCGATGACCCCCCAGTGGAATTTTTCCCAGTTTTTGCCGCTTTCCATCGTCATCCCATGACTAATAGACCCGCGTGCCTTTCCATGCACGGGGCCTCTCAGTACCACGCCTGTCACTGGTAGCTAATCAGCGGTGGGCGGCTCCAGGGCGCTAATCCCAGAGCACTTTTCAATGTGGTGAAAGCTCTCTAGCGCACGCGGTTGTTTCTAGCCCAGTACTCACGTCATAAGCTGGGGGTCCACCCTCGAGGGGCGTGGATTCAGTTGTTTAGGTCATCTGGCTTGGACTCGCCTAGCGACCTATGAGGATTACCCACCGGAATGAGGGTTACCGTTGGGGTGGTGGGTAATCCACATAGAGCGCTAGAACAATTGAGAATCTGTAATCGCGGCGCGACACTCTTTGCACACTCGCACCCCGTTCTGTTCAGGCGGTACGTGATAGCGAGCGAATACGCGGCCACACCTCGAGCAATGATGCTCAGAGCGTCGATGCGGTAAGTTATCTCGACATGCCGGGCACTTAGTCTTAGTCATCCGGTAAGTCACCCGCCTCCGTACAGATAAGCGAGGCAGTCACTAAGTAACGCTGGATACGCTCCAGCTCCTCCTCCGGGTCCTCAAACACCGGGTGGAATGATTCGTTAACGATGAATCTCAGCCAATCAACAGCGCTGGTTTCATCTTCCTCACCACGTGGATCACGCCCGGACTCGAACGCCGCGCGGGTGTTGTCGTAAAGGTCTTCTACATGAGCGCCACGCTCGGTTAGCGCCCGCATACATTGGCCCTCTAGCTTCATGTACGAGCAAAGACGGTTAACCAAATCAACCGTGGAGAGGTCGCTAAGGTGGCGTGCTGGCTTATCCATTGGCCGATTCCTTTTCCTTTTGCGCGATAGCTTCAATGGCGGCCCGGTCGAACACGCGAATACCGCGTTCCCCAAACTCGCCCAATGGTGTGAGCTTTCCGGCCAGCACGCGGCGGTTAACCTGCGCACGGGTAATGCCCAATAGGCCAGCCGCCTCTTTGGTGCCAATTAGTACCGGATTAGTCATAGGACACATTAGAGCACATAGGGCGCGTGTCTGACAACCTTTAACAGCTCATAAGACACATCTTAATGCGCCACTTGACACATTTAGCAGGTTAAGGCCACAATTAGACACATGACTACTTCGATACAAATGGGCGGGAAAGTCCCAAATTGGACAATTGCAGACCGGGTTAGGAAAGCTCGCGAGTTTTCGGGACTAAAGCAATTGGACTTGGCGGAACGCGTGGGAATGGCACGCACGTCGCTAGCCCGAATCGAGCAGGGCAAATCGGAACCTCGCCGGACAACGCTAATCGCTATTGCGTTCGCTACCGGCGTATCACTTGATTGGCTCGAATACGGCGAAACCCCCGCGCCGGATAATCCGGGCGGGGGTGAGGTTGTGCGCCATCAGGGAATCGAACCCCGAACCCACTGTTTAAGCCTTGTCGCTGCTTAGCGTAGTGTGACGCTATGAGTTATATCACTGACTTTGTTCGGTCTTTGCGGGCACGGGGGTGTCGCGCAGAGACCGTGAGTTTACGTCGATACCATGCTTCGAGGGCGGTGGATGAGCTAGGCAATCCGAACGGTTGGTCTAGGCAGGCGGTGGAGTCCTACCTCGCTAATCCGGCGTGGTCGCCTGCCACGCGCCGCTCGGTGCATGCTAGCCTGAAATCCTTTATGCGGTCGGTCGATGAGGTCCAGGGCGCGGGCGTGCTCGAGGATATTCCCGCTCCGCGTGTTCCGCGTGGGGTGCCGCGTCCGCTAGGCGATGACGTGATACGGGGCGCGCTTGCAAAAGCGGATGAGCGTACATCGCTCATGGTGGAGCTTATGGCTTATGGCGGTCTACGCCGTGGAGAGGTGGCGCGCGTACGCGGTGAGGATGTCAGCGGGCAATGGCTCAGGGTTACGGGCAAGGGTGGTCATGCGCGTATGGTGCCACTTCCTCCGCACCTGGCGGCTCGAGTGAAGCGGCGGGGTGTGGGGTACATTTTTCCGGGGCAGATTGATGGTCACCTCTCCGCCCGCCGGGTAGGCGAGCTTATCCGGTATTGCCTACCCGATGGCATGACCCCGCATCAACTACGGCATAGGTACGCCTCGACTGTCTATCGCTCGAGTGGTGATATTCGGGCCGTGCAGGAACTACTTGGGCATGCCCGGCTCGATACCACGATGGTCTATACCGCCGTGGATAGCTCAGCGGCGGCGAGTGCAGCCGCCGGGGCGTGGACGTTGACGGGTTAGCGTTGGGCGATGAGGGCCATAGAATACTCAGAGTTAACGCCACGGTCCGAGGGGCTCATGCCCGTATTAGCAGAGTTAAACGTCCAGGGGTAAAGCGTAGTGCCTTGATTTAGCCACACAAGGGCAGTCACCATACCGAAAGACGAATTAACTACGTCCTGCCATAAAGCAATGTCTTTCATGCCGTCGGTGGTAGAGCCTCCCAGGCCCATAGCTTTTACAGAGTTACCGTTACCCCATGTCTGTTTCGCGCTGAGTAGGTATAGTCCATCGACTGGCGCTACAAGGCATGGATCATCTCCATTTTGTTGAGCCACCTGTCCACGGTCGAAATAGACATACAAGCGCCCGTTAGAGTTAGCCCTCAGGCGGCTGAATTGGTTTGTTGGCGGGTTATACCAGTTGCCGGACCAGCGCAAGATTCCGTAGTACTTGGGGGACTCAGGCCCGGCGGGTCCCTGAGGTCCCGCCGGTCCCGTTGAGCCGGTTGCCCCTCGGGGTCCGGTCGCGCCCGTTGGTCCTCGGTCGCCTGTATCTCCCTTAGGGCCGGTTGCTCCAGTGGGGCCTGCCGGGCCGGTAGGGCCGGGGTCGCCCTGAGGTCCCTTAGGACCCTCAGGTCCCGCCGGACCAGTTAGGCCGCGCGCGCCGGTGGCTCCCTTAGGTCCAGTAGGTCCCGGGTCGCCCTGAGGTCCCTTAGGACCCTCAGGTCCCGCCGGACCTTGAATCTGCCCCACATTTTCCCAAGCGCTACCTGACCACACCATGACTTCGCCAGCTACGAGGTATGCGTCTCCGGCTTTTGCTCCAGTAGGCAAGTCGCTTTTAGTGGGTTTTGTTCCTTTCAGTGTGAAACCAGTTCCGGCTGGGCCTTGAGGGCCACGGTCACCCGTATCGCCCTTAGGGCCAGGTTCTCCCGTAGGGCCTTTAGGTCCCGCTGGGCCTGCCGGGCCGGTAGGGCCTTGAGGGCCACGGTCACCCGTATCGCCCTTAGGGCCAGGTTCTCCCGTAGGACCTTGGGGACCGGCGGGGCCTGCCGGGCCGGTGGCACCTCGAGTACCTTGGGGGCCTGCCGGGCCGGTAGGGCCTTGAGGGCCTGGCTTTCCAGATACACCAATCATGGTCGAATCTACTTTTTCGGCGAGTGCTTTCATCTGGGCGGCGCCCTGGTAGATGGGGTCGCCGTCGACCGGATAAGGAATCTTGTAATTTGTCGTGTATTGAGGCATTTTTCTCCTATAGGTGGTCAATAATCTGGGCGCCGCCCGCTGGCACGTTGCGCATGTCGCCCCAGGTTACGGAGTCGCCAAATCGGTAGCCTTGTCCATCCTCGACTTCACCCCACGTGAGGTCTCTATCTGGGGTCCGTTCACCCACTGTCTTAGCTGGGGGTATGGGCAGGCCTGCGAGTTTCCACCACCAGGGGACTGATTCCGTGGTGGTGGTCATCTTGATTTGTGGTAGGTCGCTCCAGCGAACCTGAGAAGTAACGGGCGCGGTGTTTTGAATCCAGTGGACTTTGACGGCGGCTGTCCATCCGTACCGTGGATCGTATGACGTTTCGCCGCCGATGGGGGCTACTACGGGCGGATAGTCGGTAGAGCCTCCCATGAGCCATAGCCAAGGCAGTGAGCCAGCTAGGTATGCTGGGCGCGTGTTTTCCCACGTGTGTAGCCACCAATGAGCATGCCGGAAGGTTGGGAATGTTTTTTGGTGGTGTAGCTCCATCTCAGGGTGGCGCGGGCGCGCTCCCTCTTGTCGTACTCGATTCCATACATTGGCGAGTGTAGGGTCGATGACTTCTCCCGCGTCGAACCAGGAATCCCACGTCATTGTTCGAACTGAGCCACCGGCGGGAACTTGCTCTTTGACGGTGGTCCAGTCGCCGAACTTAGTTGAATAGTCTTTCCACTTGCACTCTAATCTATTGATGTCTGTCGATACATCGGCTTCGATTTGAGGTTCGCCTGCGAGTTCGCATGCCCCTAGGCCTATTCCCTCGTATTTCACATTATCGACAGTGATATCATTCACGACCGGGATCACTGCGCCGTGGGTATCGTCAAACGTGCCTAAGTGAATGGTAAGCGGCTGAGCTAGGCGAATCACCTGTCGAACTACGTTTCCATCGGGGTCATACGCCCATGAGTCATTACCCATAGAGCGGTACATATCGCCCATGAGAGCTAGGGGAGTAGACCGCTGCGTATCGAGTGGGGCACACCGCGATTGTAGATAGCCAGGGTAGAAATAGATTTGGTCGATACCACTTCCCGCACTTTTACCGTAGTCGCGGATGCGAATAGCTCGTTGTAGTAGTTGCTCCTGGGGCCACTCAGTCTCGGTGACTGTCTTAGACCCCATATCAGCCGTTCGGTCGGCGCCGTCGAGGGTTATTTCCCAGCGCCGTTCGCCCAGCGGACCGGTCGAGTCCATGGGGCGTGCAAGGGCATGCGAGACACGTCCTCGGAACTGTACCCATGTTTGCACTTCGTCGGTCTTGTCGCTGGTCCCCTCGAGCCGTACCTCGATAGTTTGGCCGATGGCCTGTGAGGTGCGAATGAGCTCAGCCCATTTGCCAGTAGAGTCCGCGATGTGCAGTCGGATGGAGGCGGGTTCAGCGTCGGAATCGTGGTAGTCATCGCGACCCCACTTAATCTCATAGCCTCGGATAGCTACCGGCTCCCGGTCCAGGGCATAGGTCGAACAGGCTACGCGGCGACCGTTGATATAAACGGATGGCTTAGGTGCTACGCCCACCGTGCACCTCCCATAGCTGCCAGGCGTCCGCCGCGTTGCCTGCCATCGCTCTTTAGGGCGTCGCGAATCTGCTCAGCGACAGCGCGGGCGTCAACGATACCGGACCCGTCAACGTTGATGATTGTTCGATTGTCCACGGTGACCGGGGCGCTCGAGACGCCGGAAAGCATGCCGCCGATAGGGCTAAAGGATGCCGGTCCGGCGGCGGTAAGCATGGCGCCGCCTCCGAATGTCATTGCGGAGCCGGTGAGCTTACGCATCCATCCCGGCGGGCTAGGGAAGTGGATACGGCTAATTGCTCCGATGACAGCCTCGACCAGGCCGATGAGGGCGCGGATGGGCGCGGTGAGGATATCTACGGCGGCGGCTGCTATGGACATGGCGGCGCGGAATGCACCGCCGACACCGCCAACTTTGCTTATGGCGCTACCGATGGCGTGTATCACGCCCATGACGGCGTTTTTGGCTATGTCGAACGCGGCTCGCGCGATTTGACCAGCTGTCTGTACCGCATTTCGGAACGTCTCGGATTTGTTGTAGGCGAGGATTAGTCCGGCGACCAGGGCGGCGATAGCGATGACCACGAGGGCGATGGGGTTGGCAGACATGACCGCATTTAGGATTGCCTGTCCAGCGGCCATAGCGAGAGTAGCGGCGCGGGCGGCTAGCATAGCTCCGTTTTGAATCGCAAGCTGGGCGACCATGCGTGCGGTAGATAGCGTCCATGCAGCGGCCATGCGGGCAGCGCTAGCTACCCATGCAGCGGCGGATCGGCTGGCGGCTCCTACCCATGCGATAGCGGATTGAGAGGCGGCGGCGATGTTACCGGCGACCATGGAGGCACGTACCACGGCCATCGAGGTATTCATGGCTACCCATGCCGTCTTGACTCCGGTAATGATGGTTTGTGCTGCCTGAAATGCCTTGATTGCGAATAGCGCACCGTTGATGGCACTGGCAACACCTAAGATGGCGACAGCGGCGGCACCGAACAGCTGGGGGTGCTGTCCTACGGATTGGGCGAGCGCGGCGAGTTTTTCTGCTGCTTGGGTAACGATAGGCAGTAGCGCCTCGCCTAAGGATGCTTTCGCGTCTTCCCAGTGTGCGGCGGCGATTTGGGCGGAACCGGCGGCGGTATCGGTCTCGCGCTGGAAATTTCCCATCGCGTCCGCCGATTGCTCCGTAAGCATAGCCAGGACTTCTTGGGCCTGGGCTTGACGCCCGGCGGCTCCCTCGAGTCCGTCGAGACCCTTGGCAGCTAATCGAGCATTAATATCCGATTGCTTAATGCTGATGCCGTATTTTTCGATTGGATCATACTCGCCACGGAATGCTGCGGATAGAGACTCCACGGCGTCGGCGGTGGTGCCACCGAACATCGACGCCAAGTCAGCGCCCATGGTGATGAGCTTATTCGTGGTGGGCACCAGGTCCTGTTGAGCCGTGCCGAGGTTTTTCAGTTGAGAACCAATGACCGATGCGAACTCTTGGTATTGGTTCTTTGACAGACCTACCGCATCGGCAGCATTGCTAGCGAATGATTTAATCGCCGCTGCTTGTCCCTTGAATACGGATTCCACGGCACCCGTGGATTGCTCGAGGGCGCTCGCGCTGTCGATTGCCTGCTTTCCCATGGCGATGACGGCACCAGCGGCTACGGTAGCGGCGGGCTGGACCTTTTTTAGGTTTTTCTCGAGACCATCAAGTCCGCCCGCTGCCTCTTTGAATCCCGCGACCGCTTTTTTCGCATCGGAGATGATACGCACTGAGAGGATAGCTGTCTTGCTAGCCATGCTGTTTACTAACCTCCCTTAGGATGTCGATCATCGTTGCTTGTATTTCATCGTCCAGGGCGAGCACGTCCGCCGGGCTGATTTTCCACGCGTAGGACACCTCGATTAGGGCACGTGCGAGCGTGCCCTCGGGGATTATTTTCCCGCGCCGTCATCCTCGAGCTCATCATCGTGGGACTCGACCTCGATACAATCGCGGTCCTTGAAATCATCCCAGGTGCCGGTGTATTTGCCCTCGCGCTTGAGGCTAGCCCATGCAAGATAGGTCATTCCGAGGAATGGGGCCTTATCGAAAGTCGGCCATCCGTTGCGGGTTGCGGCCATATCCCAGCGCACGCGGTCCGGGTTGAGGACAGCTACCTCGTAGGATTCGCCACCGGCGAGTTCAACGTTTAGTTTCAGTGCCATTATTTTCCTTTAATCTTTGAAAGTGCAGTGTTTACAAGGGACTCGTATAGGCGTATCCAGGTCGCCTCAGTTGCTTGTGCAGAGTACGAAAGGAACGGATTGGCCCGGATGTTCCGGGCTTTCCATCCCCAGTGAATCGGGGCGGCGTAGGGCACGCCGCTTTTCGATTTGCGGTTATTTCCGGCGCGCACGATACCGGCGGTTTTAGTGCCAGATGAGCGCACGCTCGCCTTAAGGCGTCCAGTTCGAACCGGTGCCCATGATTGGGCGCGCCCCGATACGATGGAGGCTGCTTGGGCGTTAGCATCTTTCAGGTCTGAGAGGTCGCTACCGGCTTCCCTTAGCGTCCGGCGTAAATTACGGCCTCCCTCAATTCGTAGACCTGTATAGACCATTATTTTTCTTTAGCGTTGGGCGTGAATACCGGATCGCCGGCAAAATTGAACTCGATGTCTGAGGTGTTTTTCTTTCCTACTTCGCCACCTAGCTCGAGGGGCTGGATGATGATGGAGCCGGTGACTTTTGCGGCGCCGGTGGTCGGTGTAAAGCTCATAGTCTTTACTTCGCCGCGATTCTTCCACGTGTAGTCGACGATACCGCCCTCGGTGAGGTCCTGGAATGCCTCGCCCTCGAGCTTGGCCTGGTAGGTGGTATCGCCAGGCATGGAGCCGCCGCACAGGGTGGGCACGGCGTCGTCTTCGTCAATATCCCACGTGATTTTTACCTCGGTCATCTGGCAGGACACGTCGAGTTCATCGCCGCCGATTTTCAGTTCTCCAGGTCCGAGCTTTTGGGCGCGGGGTCCGCGTGCAACCATGATTTTCTCCTTTTATGAAATGTTTACAGATAGTCGGTAGGCGGGCAGTGGCGCCGCGCCATGCGGGAGTGTTACTGATTCGTCCAGGGCGCTGCCTACAATCTCGAGCGAGTCATCGTCGTGAATAGCGTCGATGAGTTTCTCGAGCATGCCGTCGAGTGTTTCCAACGCCGGGATGATTCCTGTATCTCGAGTGATGAGGTACACGTCTGCAACAGTGGTAAAAAATCCGGGAAGCGTTTCGGTGTCGAGACGTCGGCCACATATCCACGCCCCAGGCGGGGTGATTTTAGGCGGGTCGAGGGTAGCTGGTATACCAGCCGATTCCGACACTGTGACTATATGGTCTAGCTTGTCTTTAATCACTTATCCCACCACCGGTTTCGCGTATCGACCCAGCTCGAGTAGCTGCGCTAAGTCCGGATCATTGCGAGACACGTAGACCGGACCCAGTTCGCCCATGGCCTCTACGCCCGCCGGGGAGTCCCGGCGGCGGTAGACACGTTGGGCTAGCATCTTCGCGCCCTGGCGCCAATAGTCCGGCCATTCATCGCGGTCGCCCTTATAGCTCTTGATAAGCGCGTTGACAGCGGCCACCACGTCGTCCAATTCGGGGCGCTCACGCTCCCCTAATTGCATGGCGTGGAGTACCTCATCGGTAGCGATGATGTCAGCCATCGTTAGGCCTCGCCGTTGTTAGCGACCGGGGCGGCGGTGGAGGTGTTGAACGGAATGGAGACTACGCCGTTCTGGTTGTTCAGGATGGCGGCGTAGTAGCCGAAAATACCGGAATCCTTACCACCGTGGTCGATGCGCTCAGCGTCGACGCGGATAGGAGAGCCTGGCAGCTCGAACCAGGTCATTGCCTGCTTAGCGTAGGCTACGACCTGGCCCTCGGGTACGAGGTCCGTTGCGAGGAACCTTTCAGGACGTACACCGAGCAGGTCGAGGTAGGCCGGATTATCCAACTGAGTAATTTGGAAAAGGCCAAACATGCTAGCCGGGTTAACCAAGTAGGTGGTCGGTTCCACGCGGGTGCGCTGCTTGATGATGAGGCGGGCGCGGGCGGCGGCGTGGAGCAGGTCCGGCTCCGTGCCGGTGGTTACTGCTGGGGCAGACTTAGCAGAGTCGACGGCGAATTTCGCGGCGCGCTCATCGGTCTTGAGCTTGTAGTCCACGACGCGAGCATTGAAGAATGCTTCCAGGAACTCGCGCTCGTTGAAGTCGAAATATGCACGGTCGATATCGTGACCAGCGGCGAGGCGCTTGGCGTTGACTTCTACCGGCTCGGTAGCGACAGTGCCGGTTGGGATTTCGGCCTTGTCGCCTGCGTAGTCATCGACTTCCGGCTTTTTGGTGAAGCGCCAGCCGACGGCCTTCATGCGGGTGAGGGTGGCCTGAGTGAACGTGGGGACAATTTCGCGCTCATAGTCCGCGCCATCCCACATTTGACCGAGCCACTGGGGAGCGGACACTGCCGGGTTAGCAGAGCGGGTGATATCTGCCAGGGCGGCGGTCATTTCTGCTCCTGCCTGTCCGGTGCGCATGCGCTGGATAGTCTCGACGGCCTGGGAGAAAGTGAGAGGTGCATTCTGCTTGACCATGAGTCCGCGTGGAGCGCGGGCAGCGGTTACCTTTTTCTCGCGATTCTCGTCTTCCTCGTCGTCTTCCTCGTCGTCATCGTCGCTGGTATCCTCGGTGGATTCAGTCGGGGGAGTCGAGGTTTCCTTTTCGTCCTCGATTGTTTCGCGGATGGTGCGCTTGTCAGGCATATCGTTCTCTTTCTGTTCGGTGGGCTTGATTTGAGTTTCTTGCGAGGCGGCTAGGGCGGGCGAATCAGGGGCGAATACCACGCTGACTCGCTTGTCTTCCTCGACGTGCTGCGAGGCGGTGACGTGCGATATTCGGGCTTCCTCGAATGCTGGGATGGGGACCAGGGCCACGGCGGTGAGGATGCCGTGAGTGAGTTCATCGCCGCGAACTTCGGTGTCGATGATTTCTACACTCAGCGCGTCACGTATACCGGCCTCGATATCAGCAATAGCGGTTCGGCCATCGTCGGTATCGCCGATTTCAAATTCCATCTCGAGACCGTCCTCGGTCTCGGTCATGTCGATGGCGCGTCCTACTGGGGTCCAGCCGGGTTGGGTGGAGTGGTCTCGGAGTAGTTTCACGCGGCTAATGTCAGCGGGCACCGTGACAGCCCCGGCGTGGATTTTAAGAATCCCGCCGTTTGTTCGTCCAGGTGCCCCGTATGGGATGACGGTCCCCTTAATCTTCATTGGGAAAATCCTCTTTTCTGTGAGACCCGTGGTAGGTGTATGGTTCAGCCGCTAGCCATGGTGCATATTGGCGTAGCCAGTTCTCGACGCCGGGCAGTGTTAGCACCCGCTGCACTGCGATAGTGATTGCAAGGAATTGCGCGACTTCTGGGATTTCGTCAATGTCTACCGCGTCGGCTATTTCCGGTAGTAGCGGTAGAAATGCTATTAGCGCCGTAATGCAGGTGCGTAGAACGGACCTCCATGGGTGGTTAACCTGACTGGGCTGGGGTGGCTCTGTACTCATGGCTTCTAGGATTACCTGGGGCGTGTCGAGCCATGGAATCTAGGACGATAATTGCCCCAATCGCCCCGGCGGCGAGGCCACCGGCAATAGAACACACCACACACATGACGATGGCGAGGATGGTCATTAATCTACCCGCTTCTGCAATAAGAACTTTATGTGTCCGAGTTCAGCGAGTACGTGGTCAAACGCTTCGCCCAGTTTAGTTCCGGGTGCTAGCTCGAGCTTTTTATCCGCCTCGAGCGCGTATCCTATTGCGGTGTCGTTGAACGGGTTTGGCTTCTTGGCGTCCAGGTCCGCGCGGCTATCGAATCGGTGGGTTAGCTCATGGTGTACGCGGTTGAGTAGTTCGCGGTCTTTGTCTGTGAACATATCGTCTTCTTTCTGTGGTGGGGTAGTAGGTTGAGTGGGTCGAGCTGCTTTAGCCAATAGAACATCCATCGGAAATCCAGAGCCAGGGTCGGTATGGTCCGTATTTCCCCATACGCGGGCAGCGTTGTGGGTAGATACGCCCCGGCGTCCGGCGCGTAGTCCAGCGCCGTCGACCTCGACTAGCGGGATATTATGGGTCTTCGACCATGCGGCGACTTGTTCAGCGGCGCGGCTGAGTGTGCCGTGGTTTCGTTCCTCTTCGAGCCATTGCTCGCGAGTCGATGCGGCATAGGCTACGAATGACAGGTGCAGCCCGATGTCATTTCCATAATTTCCCGTGCTCCAAGTGAGCCAATCGTCCGTATTCTCGATGAGGATCTTTTCACGGTCCACCAGCCGGTGGTATGAGCCGGATTCGCTGCGAATCTGGTAGTTCGCTACATCTTCAGCTCGCGCATTGAATGAGTTTTCAGTGGTGTGGATAAAGATATTGCGAATCTTTGAGGTGGAGCGTGGTGCTCCGAATTGGAATCGTTGCGACCAATCAACTATTTGGCTCATTGATATTCTCCTCTTCTTGTTGGGGTTGATAGACACGGGATAGGTCCTCGAAAGTCTGGTCCAGGTCGAAAGCTAAGCGGATGCCCGCCGGACTCATGTCGCGTTGGGAAAGGCGGGCAGCGACAGCATTCATGAGCGGCGAAAGTCCGAAAGTGACCAGCTCGGACATGCGAGCGGCTGTATTTTGGTAGGACAGACTCGAGCCGGATAACGTCGCGTCGACCATCGTTGCCGGTAAGTTTGCATGCCGGGCGATGTCTACGGCGGCGGCGTTCCGTCCCTCGATGAGCAGGTGCTCACTCGAGGCGCCGTGTTCTTTGACCTCGATGCCGCTCGAGGTGTAGGCCACCCCGCCTTTTTCACCAGCTCGGGCGCGTGCCCAGCGGGCGATTAGACGATCAACTTCTTCCTCGGTCATGGGGGCATCATTGGTTTGATGAAGTTCGACCTGGGCAGATGGGTTGTCGGCGGCGCGGGCAGCGGCGCGTAACAGTTGATGCGCCTGGGCGATAGTAGAGCGTCCGGTGGTGAGGATTCCCTCAGAGATTCCAGGAATCAGGCATACATCATCGGCGCGGGCCGGTTCTCCATCGACTAGCACGTTTCCATCGGCGTCGAGGGACCACATTTCAAACGGTACACGGGCGGCGTCGAGCACCTGGCCCGCGTTATCGCGCTCGACTGCCCAGAGCGACCACCCATAGAAGAATAGATCGTCGATGGTCCAGAGCATGCGGTGGTACGGCGATACCTCGCCCATCGTTTCCTTGATGTACGTGGGTGTTCTGCCATCATCGTCGTTTTCATCGTCAACAGATACCAGGGGCACGCCTGCGATTGTCGAGCAGATGAGTGTGCGAGCGCGGGCGAGCGCAGGCACGGCCATGGCCATATCGCGAGTTACCGCGCCGTCAAGGGTGGGCAGGTCGAGTCCTGCGAATACCGGGGCGAGGATGTCACCGGATGATAGCGGGGACGCTATGGCGTTGGGGTGGTAGAGCGCGGGCGCGTTGAGCGCGTCACGAATACGGCTAAAGATTCCCATACGGCCTATTAAGCGGCGGGCAGTCTAGGCGCGTCGAACTGAACGCGATTTGTGCCACCACATCGCATGGCGAGCGGCGTCTGCGGCGTGTCGGTCATCATGGGCGGCTTTAGCGTGTAGCGCGAGCTGTTTCCAGGCAGTAGCGGGCGCTCCCATAACGGCGCGCCACCCGCACTTATCGCATATTGCGACTGTGCAAAAGACGCTTTCGTCGATTCGTAGATATGGTTCCATTGCGATGTTCCTTTAGTAGATAGCGGGGGCCACGGGCGGGGCCGGGCGGTGGATGAGGGCATACAAGGCGAGGGTGGCGGCTTCGAGTGAGGCGATAGAACCGGCGGGGCGTTTCCTATCCCATGCCCATGCGTCACCGATACGCCGTTGTTCTGCCAGTTCGGCGGCGATGTCTAGAGACTCATCTGGGCGAATGTGGATATCTGGGCTTGCCATGCCGTCGACGTCGACGCGGGTAATTCGGTCCATGAAGTCCGCGCATGCGGTGGTGAGGTCACGCGCTGAGAATTTCGGCGGCTCGAGTCCGGCCTGTGTGAGTTGGTCTGCCAGGGTGCCACTCGGTCCGATGCGGTCGACTAGGGGCGGCGGGGCGTCATGCCGCTGGCATAGGGACTCGAGACGCTTAAGCGCCCAGCCGGTGCCAGGTCGCACGTCCACTATCTCCACAACGGGAATACCATCGTCGCCCATGCCAGCGGCGGCGATAGCGGTTTCTGTGCGCTCGGCGGAAATTGCAGCTGCGAATACGACCGGGGCATCGTCTGGTATTTTCTTGTCGCTTTCCGCTGATTGCCAGGATTCCAGCGGGATGAAGCGCTCGCGCGCGCCGGTAGGCCTATTGCCATATGCACGGGCAAACTCCGCCGGGGCGAGCTGCGAGCGGGCCGCTTCGAGGGCGTGCATATCCACGGTGTGACCAAAAGCTGGATGATGAGCGGCGATGGTCTCGAGATTAGTGGGGTCATCGTCCGGTCCAATTCCCCACTCGAGTAAAGCAATGTTTGAGTTAGGCAGCTTCGCTTTTTCCACTAAACCGTGAAACCACGTGGACGCGGCGGTGCCCATCGTACTCACGATGATGGTTTGAGCTCCCGGGCGGGTGGTTTGTGTAGGCACGATAGCTTGCATGAGCGCCTGGGCCTGAGCCTCATCGAATACCCATGCCTCATCGATGAAATTGAGGTCAGACTGCTCACTATGTAGAGAATCCTCGCTTGGTGGATGTGGCGAGAAATGCGACCCGAGGCGCGGGATAGATAGCTGCTCACTGCCCTGCGATTTCTTGGACTTAAACAGCTCAGCGAGCGGAAAGCTACCGGTCTCGATTATCTCGACTTGCTCGAGCCACTTCTTTCTTGCTTTGAGTCCAGTCTGAGCCGTGGACCAGACACGACGCTTTTGACCTGTGAGCATGCGGTGGATACACGCAGCAAGAACCAACGTGGTCTTTCCAGCCTGGCGGGGGACAGAGATAATCACCATCGGCCACCGGGGCAGACCCGTGCGCGGATCAATCTCACCTAGCACGTCCGCTGCATACTCCTGCCAGGGCATCGGTGGGGTTCCCAGCCACTCCATGATTTTGCAGATGGCTGGTCCCCACGTCGCGCCGGTAGGTCTAGGCGTTCCGTACCGAGGGCGTGGATAGCTCACGCAATGCGAGGGTGAGTTCGTCATTTGCCTTAGCCTCTCGTGTCTCAGGGGTCATTTGCAGCGCCTCGAGCACCTCCCGATAAGGGCCGGTGAGCTGAGCAATCGGGTAATACGGCTTGGGAGAGGCCTCCGCCTCGTCCAGGGCGAGCGCGTTGGCTCGAGCGATGGAGATTAGGCCCTCATCTACGGCCTCGAGTAGGTTAGACTCACGCGCCGCCTCGATAGCAGTCTCGAGCATGGCCGCGTGGCGTCCCTTAGGGCGTTCAATCTGGAATAATGCGTCGCTCATGGTGTTCCTTTCGCCTGTTTCAAAAGTTATTTGAAACTAGAAGTTGAGGGGGGTAGGGGGGTGGGGGACGACCCCCGGTGCCTTAGCG